TTCATTTTGAAAGAACAGCGCTATCCACAAATATGGAAGCTGACTTTGATACAGGAAATATGAGATTTAAAGCAAGAGAAAGATATTCTTTTGGTTTCTCAGACCCTCGTTGTATCTACGGCTCACCAGGAGCGTAATTCCGTATGCCTTATGGAACCATTTGGGGCGGCTTTTGTCGCCCCTTTTTTATTTAACAAGGAGAAAGTAAATGGATTGGATTAAAGGAAGACTAAAAGAGCCTTCAAGTTATGGAGCTGCAGCTGTTGTTGGCGTTGGGTTAGGCATTTTGCTTAGTATGCCAATATTAACTTGGGCAGGTATAGTATGTGCTATATTTGGATTAGTTCTTAAAGAGAAATCAAGCGAGTAAGTCTGAGAACACTTAACCTCTTTCTTTTTGTTACAAGGTGGTGTATCGTAAAAGCACCTTGACAGTTGCATTCCGCAGCTGACATTTGCCTAGACAAGGAGACACAATGGCTAATACAACATTTTCAGGACCAGTCCGTTCCGAAAACGGATTTAAAGTAGTATCTAAAAACTCTACAACAGGTGCGTATACTGATACAGCAGTTATTGCTTCAACAGGTATTGTTACCAACAAATATGTGAAACACGTTGGTTTTGCGACAGGTGTTACTGTTAACACTACTGCTGGCGATAGCCCAACAATTGGTGAGTTTACTCAACCAGCAAACACAATTATCACTGACATTAAGATATTTTGTGACACATCTCCTGTGATTGGAACTGGTGACATTGGTTACGAAGTTGGTACATCTAGTTCAGGCGCACAAATTGTTGCGGCTCAGACTGATGAAATTCTTGATGGCGGTACAACTGTTGTTGAGCATAACGTAACTGTGACCAGTTTGGTTCTTCAAACACAAGATGGTACAACTGCACCAGCTTCTGTTCAATATACAGACACCGCAAGAACTATTTACTGCAACATTACAAATACTGTCGATGCGACAACAGCAGGATCGTTCACATTTATCATCGAATATGTTCAAATCGCATAATTCTTAATTAGGTAGGGGGAAACCCCTGCCACTTTTATAAAGGAGAAACAAATGGCAGGATCAGATGTAGTACCAGTCATTATTAGCGATGAGGTAGCTCTTGATGCTGATGGTATTTCAACAGCGGCTTCTGTTGGAAATAATGCTGCGTTAACTATTGGTGGTGCTTTAGCTTCTGGTGGAAGTGTTACAAATGCGTCTGGAAGACAGGTTACAATTTTATCAGCGGGTAACGACAGCGGAATTTCTTTCACTGTAGTTGGCACAGATGTAAATGGATCAGCTTTAAGTGAGACTGTTACTGGAGCAAATGCTGGAACAGCAACAAGTTCGGGCTACTTTAAAACTATTACAAGTATAACAGCAGTGGGTAATCCAGCAGGAAACGTATCAGCGGGTATTAACAACAACGCTTTAGGTGTGGTTTTTGCTGGTAGATGTCGGCTTCAAGGGTTCTCAGTTTATTCTGGCGGATCTGCTGGTAAACTAAATATTAGAAATTCAGGTGCTACTGGAACAGAACTTATACAGGCTAGAACAATAGGAACAGATAGTTCGTCAGAAGACCCTTTTGTTCCTTCTGATGGTGTTTTGTTTAAAGACGGTTGTTTTGTTACTTTTATCGTTGGCACAGTTGATTTGATGATGTTTTACCACGCATAGGATTTAACATGGCTTCTAAAGGAGAAATGCCAAAGCGTAACAAGAAAAATTTCCGCCCTACTAAAAGCGGCGCGGGAATGACTAAAGCTGGCGTTAAGGCTTATAGAAGAAAGAACCCTGGCAGTAAGTTAAAGACGGCTGTTACGGGGAAGGTAAAACCGGGAAGCAAGGATGCTAAACGGCGTAAGTCTTATTGCGCTCGTTCTGCTGGACAAATGAAAAAGTTTCCAAAGGCGGCTAAAGATCCAAACAGCCGTTTGAGGCAAGCTAGAAAGCGGTGGAAATGTCGTTAATGTTAAAGCAAATATTTTCTAGTGTTATTGTTGTTTTTATTACAGGTGTAATGTCTTGGATGTGTTTTACCTTGATCTCGCTTGATAAAACAAGCGAATTAACTTCTTTTAAAGTGTCTGAGAACCATCGAATGATTACACCTTTGTGGGAAGATTTTATTAGAAGGAAAATATCTAATGACTATAGCTCGGTCTCAAATGGCGAAACAAATTACAAAATCACCGTCTCGGAGGAAAAAAAATGAAAGAGTTTCTAAAAAAACTGTTAAGCATCTTTCAAAAACAAAAGCCCGTAGAAAAGCCCGTGGTAAAAAGAAAGGCTAGATCTGATAAGGGAAAGCCTAGAAAGTCTAAGAAAAAGAAAGGTAAAGTCTGATGGCGACTTCAGGTTCAACAGATTTTGAGTTAGATGTCGCAGATATCATAGAGGAAGCTTATGAACGGTGCGGTATAGAAATCCGTACTGGTTACGAAGCTAAAACAGCTCGAAGATCTTTAAATATTTTATTTGCTGAATGGGCAAATCGCGGTTTAAATTTATGGACTGTAAAGTTTGCCTCTCAAACAGTCGCTTCTGGTGTGTCGGAGTATCCTTTAGGTACAATAACGATGACAATAGGTTCTTCTACTAGTTTTACAGTAGGTGAGACTATTACTGGTGGAACAAGCGCTGCTACGGCGGCGATACTAACTAAACCTTCTAGCACTACTGTAACTATATCTGTCCCAACAGGCACTTTTTCAGCTACTGAGACTATTACTGGTGGAACAAGCGCTGCAACAACAACAGTTACTTCTTCTCCGTCTTTAGAAAATGCTCAAGCTGTGGGAGATTTGTTAGACGTTGTGATAAGAAGAGATAGCTCTGATTTAGCTATAAATTCTATTTCTAGGGGGGATTACTTAGAAATTCCTAATAAATCCACAACCGGGAGACCATCTCAATATTATTTTGCAAGAACAATTACTCCAACTGTTTCTGTATGGCCAGCCCCAGAAAACAGCACGGACGAACTTAGATACTATTATGTGAAGCGTATTGAAGATGCTGACGCATTGGTAAACACTGCTGACCTACCTTACAGATTTTATCCCTGTATGATAGCTGGATTAGCTTATTATATTGCTGTAAAAAAGGCACCAGATCGTATTCAAATCTTAAAAGCTTTATATGAAGAAGAATTTTTACGAGCGGCACAAGAAGATGAGGATCGAGTTTCTCTTAAACTACAACCTAGTATTAACTATTTGAGAGTATAATGGCAGAATATAAAAAGAACTTTAGTTTTGACACAGGAGATATGCTTTCTAATATACCGGGAGGCAAGGTTCTTAGGCGTCTTGGAATTAGTGGCGGCGGTGTAACTTACACGCAGAAAAATCCTTTTGGTACTAAGAATAGTTCTTTAGGTACTAGAGTAAAAATGGATATAAACGGTAATATTACTGGTGCAGGTCTTGAGTTTGTTAAAAAGTTTTAATTAGAGGATAAGATGGGACGATACGCTTCAGATGCAAATGCTTACGGAATATCAGACCGTTCTGGTTTTAGATACCGTTTAAAGGATATGCGGCTAGAGTGGAATGGCTTTCTTGTTGGAGAAGACGAGTATGAACCAAAACATCCTCAGTTATCCCCTCCAAACGTTCCAGCAGATCCTCAAGCACTCAAGAACCCTAGACCAGAACAAGATTTAGTGCAGCAAAGAAACATACAATGGGGTTGGAATCCTGTAGGTGGAAGTACTGATAATGGTATTAATCCCCCAAATAATTTGGTAGCTACAGGTTCAGTAGGAGAAGTTGAGGTACAAACATAATGAGCTTTACATTCACAACGTTACGCGAAACGGTGCAAGACTATACTCAAAACGATGAAACATCTTTTGTTGCAAGTATTGGCACGTTTGTTGAGTTAGCTGAAGAGAGAATATTAAAATCTGTTCAATTAAATGAGTTTCAAAAAAATGCTGCTGGAAGCATGAGTAGCGGAAACCAATACTTAAACGTTCCTTCAGACTTTTTAGCTCCTTTTTCTCTTAGTATTACTAATAGCAGTAATTTTGAGTTTTTAATGTTTAAAGACTTAGATTATGTGCAAACATACACTCCCAACCCTGCTACTACAGGTGTGCCTAAATATTATGCTCAGTTCGATGTGGACAATTTAGTTCTAGCACCTACTCCTAACGCATCTTTTACAACAACATTAAGTTACTTTTATCGACCAGCTAGTTTAACTGAAAGTCAATTAACCTTAACAGTAGGGGCAACCGGGAGCTTTACGAATGGGGAGACAATTACTGGAGGAACAAGTGGTGTTATTTCTACGATAAAAGAAGTTCCAAGTTCTACTACGTTTACGATCTTAGTTCCTTCTGGCACGTTTACAAATGGAGAGACAATTACTGGGGGAACAAGTGGAGCAACGACGACTGTAACTTCTACAGGGGCCGATACAACGGTTAGTTGGATTGGTGAAAATGCAGAGATAGCATTGCTATATGGAACATTAATTGAGGCAAGTACATACATGAAGGGGGAACAAGACGTTATGGCTATGTATAATTCTAGGTTTGCAGAAGCAATATCAAGGTT